TGAACTTTGCAACACATCATATGAACTTGGTTGACCACTTGTGTCCAAATACTGACCTTGGCCAATAACCAAACCGTTTAAGAATGTTGCAGATGCCTTAGCTTGGCCATCACCGTAATTTTTTACACCATAAGAATTATAAAAACCTCCATAAGTTACATTTTGAGTAATCATGTGGATATTTTTACCCAATATATTGATTTTTTGACCAGGATTTGGGTTTGTACTGTAATTAAATACTCTTAGGTTGTATAGTGACTGTAATGGATCAGAGTTGGGAACCAACAATGTAATGTTGTTAACAGTAGATTTATACAATGCTGTTACGACATTAGCACCTTGATAGGCAACATCACCTTTTTGTGGTAATTGAGCAATCGTTACATTTGATACCACAATATCTTGTACCACCAATGACACATTTGGTGCAGAAACATAATCTTCGCCAGGATTAATAATGTTGATTGTAGATATAGAACCAACACTACTTGTTACGGTAGAAAATGTGGCACCTGTTCCTAAGATTGCAGGCACTGAAAGAATTGCATTTGCAGCTTGAGTATTTGCAGAAGATACACTCAAAGTTGGCAATGATGTATATCCCATACCACCCAATGAATATAGGTAATGTGAGTTAGAATTGGGATAAACATAACCGACTGTTTGAATTGCACCACTTGCGTTAACTGTCAACACATTAGCGTATGCACCAAAACCTCCACCACCAGTAAACACAATTGTGTCATTTGCTTGGTATCCATTACCACCTGAAATGATTTGAATTGGTCCTAAAATACCTAAAGATGCTAAAAATGCATATGCATTTGCTGAATCAGGATTATCTGTGTGTTCTCTTGCAATTGCAGTTACAACTGGTGGCGTAGAGATAGCGCCACCACCATTCAACAATGTAACAGATGAAATTGGGTAAGTAGCAAAAGATTGAAATGTTAACGCATTAGCTAATGTTGTGTTTGCATTAGCAGAAAGTAAATTTGCAAAGCCGTATGTTGTGTTACCAATTGTAATACCTGCTTTAGTTTCAATAGAATCAATTGAAAAGTATGTAACATTAGCTTCAGAATTTGCCGCAGGATTTAAACCACCAACAATTGCATTAGCACCTGGAGCATTAGTAATATTGATTAATGTATTAGGAAATGCAGTATATCCATAACCACCAGTCAACACATTGATATTTTGAATTGAACCAGATGTAACTGTTCCAACTTCTGCTGTAGCACCAATTGGATTTGAAGTATTAGGATTTAAGCCGCCATATACAATAACAGGATCACCTGGTTGATACAATGTACCACGATAGTTTGGATTGATATTGATTTGGCTAATTTGACCAACAATCTTAGCAGTTAATGTTTCTGCACCTTCTGTTGTAGAAGAAACAACTTTGCCGTTTAAAAAGTATACAGGTTGATTGTATGAATCAACCACAGTAACATCTTCGCCTGATTGGAAAAGACGTTCAATATTGGAAATGAAGATTTCTGTTTTTGTTCCAGATAAAACTGCATTTTCTACTGTGGCAATAGATTTGGATGTTACTCCAAACAACCTAAGATTTGTAGTTGCAAGAAAATTTTCATTTGTTGTAGCTAATCTTACACTTCTAGGTACATACCATGTTCCCGCTGAAGCTTTAAGAACAGAATTGCCTGTCACATAATAATCAAAATCGGAATTGAAAAGGATTCTGAATAAGAATTTAAACGATGACGGTGTTCCTTTAGCTTGATACAATTGTCTGGCAGTTTTAATTGCCATTTGAGGACTAACTAATGCATCAGAGGGAAAATATGGTAAAAAATCATTGATAAAATATTGTATGAACTGTTGACTGGTAGCGTCAATGTCCATATTATTCAATATGTTCTTTGATTGTTCAGTTACATTACCAGTTTGCTCTAGCCATTCGTAATAAGCCTGCAAAAATGCAACAAAGTTGGCATAGTCCGGATTTTCCTGAACGAATTTAGGAAGTTGATACGGAATTAATAACGAGGTTTTCTGATTATTTGGTACCATTTACTTAATTCGTCTTAGCAGTCATAGTAACTGAAATTGCTGTTGCATCAAATGGATCAATTGTAAGGATACCATTGTATGTAGATTTTAAAATTGATGATGTTGGTGTAGCAGTAATAGCAAACTGTCCTAATGGATTATCCACTTCTGTTGGTTTAAATGAATTCAATGTGATAATACCATTTACATAATCTACTGAACCAACATTAGAATTCAAAATTGTTTTGACATTAGTTGTATTATAATAATAAGACCTCAATGTTCCATATTGGCCTTGTAAGTTAACAACTAGAACTGCATTTGTTCCTGTTGTGTCACCATATGCTGGTGTAACTGTAGCAATAGCTGATGTATAATTATTGCCTGCATTTGTAATTGTTATAGAATTAATACTTCCGTTTACAATTGTTGCAGTTGCAGTTGCGCCAGCACCATCACCTTGTATAGTGATTGTAGGTGCAGATTGATAACTAAAACCAGGATTTAAAATAATGATGTTATCCACACCAAATGTTTGTTGTGGTACTTCTTCAATGAACACATTATCAATTGTGGCAGCAGTATTGGCTGGGTTGATAAATTGTAGGCCAGGTGAACTCGTGATGCTACTACCGAATACACCTCTTTGCAATGGTGTGTGATAGTATAAGTTATATGTTTCTGGATTAGTGATACTTGGGAAGAATTTCTTTTGTAACTTTAATGTATATTCGCTAGTGATAACAGATGGATCATAGTTTTGGATTGTGCCCAACAAATCATATGCATTGAATGATGAATTGAATGTGTTTAATGTTGTTGTACCAAATGTTTGAATTGCAGAGATAATACCTGCTTGCAATTGTGCAGACGTTTGATTTGTTTTTGTTGGATCATAATATACATTAGTTGACAACTGTAAGTATGTGTAGTCTGGATCCACAATAGTTGGTTGTACAGTCACGACACTTACAGGATCAATGATGTTCTGCATGATTTGTTTTTTCTGTGTGTCTGTTAACAGATATGCACCTGCTGGTTTCAAACAGATAAAAACTTGGCCGTAAACTGGTGGATTATTTTCTTCTCCACCCCATACATTAACCGCATCAAACGCAAAACCTAATTGGTTTCGTTGAATCAATGTGATGTAATCGTCTTTTGTAACTGCACGACCTTGTGCTGAATATGTCTTAGGTGCTTGAAATTGAATTGAAGCTAATGTTTCTTGGTTACCACCGTTAGTTGCAGGTACAACTGGATAAACAACCGTGTTGCCGTAACCAGATATTGAATTCATCAACACAAAGTTATTGGCACCAGCTGCAGCGGTACCTTGTGTGACAATGTATGATATATTAACAACATTACCATCAGACAATTGTTGACCTAAAATGCCATCACCAAAATAAATTTGATAGTGGCCATTAATGCCTTCTTGTAAGAAATATACAGTAGAAGTTCCATCTAAAATCAAATAATCAGAAGATAAGTTGTATACAGTATAAGATGCATTTGATGATGATTGTTGAACGGTGACCAATAAACTAGTAGTATCAACACCTAAATCAGGAATGTCAAATGTATATGTTGGATTTGCAGTAGAGTTTACTGTAAATGTTTGTTTGGTTGGTATGCCTTGTTTCAACTCAACACCAATAAAGTTGGCTGTGTTTGCAGTTGTATTAACAGTATAAGAATCTACTGTTACAAAGTTATAGTTGATGCCATCAATTGCTTCTGATATGAACTTAGTATATTGTGGTAGTGTCAAAGAAGCATCTGTGACTTGATTTACTCTTAAATTAATTGTGGCTGTTGGTGCAACATTGGATTTTGGCACATAATCCAACAATTTTGCATGAGAAACGGCTGATGAACGTCTAATGGATGTATCTAAGAACATCTCATTTGCGACCATGTTCAAATAGAAAGAATTGTATTGTGTATTGTATGCAAGAATATCTAACAATGTAGAGAGAGCAGAACCGTCAAAATTATAATCTTGAAATACGGCCTGACCTTGAAGATATGTCTTCAGGTTGTTTTTGATTAGATTAAAATCTAAATCGGTAACTTGTATGTTTGAATTTGCTCCGGCCATTTTATCTGTCTCTCTGTAATAGGACTGTTACTGTTGTTGGTACTGTTGCATTGGCAATATACATTGTTATTGTTGCACTATAAGAATTTTGGTCAGGTAAAACACTAACAGCCACACTTTGAACTTTTGCTCTTGGTTCATAGTTACTTATCGTACTCATTATCTCATTTTGCAACGCTATTGTTGTACTTGGTGAAATGTTTTCAAACAACAATGCAGACAAATTTGAACCCAAATCAGGATTAAATGGTCTTTCGTAGTGATTAGTCTGTAACAAATTACGAACAGAACGAATTACAGCCTGCTGGTCATAGCTCAAAGCCACATCACCTGTAACAGGTTTGGGCTTAAAAGTGAAATCTATGTCTGAATAAATCTTTGTTAATGTGGCCATCTTCTATTTATTCTCTATTATTGTGGTCCAGTTGTTGTACTTGTACCACTTCTTACACCACCATGAACGTGATTATCTAAACTGATACCGCCACCAACAACATCACCAGATGCTGTAATTGAACCAGATTCACTAATATCACCAGTGAAGTTCCAAGATGAAGCAGTTCCTGTAAATGTACCACCTATATTTAAGGTCATATTGCCGTCAACCTTCTGTGTCATATTGCCTTTTGTATAGATATTTGCATCACCTTCTACTGTGATATTACATGCACCTTTGATGTGAACATTGTTGTCAGATAGGTAAATTTCATAGTTTGTGCCTTGAACCTTGGTGACTTTACTGCCATCTGGTGCAATTTCAAAAAATGTTAAACCATCTTTTTTGTGATTCAAGTGTATTCTTTCAGCGCCAGGTGTATCGTCTAATTCAAAAATATGACCTGCAACCGTTTCTGTCACTCTATTATCAGGTGAAACAGTAGCATAGCCAGACTTTGGTTCACTCCAAGAACCGCCAGATGCCGTGGGTACACCTGTATCTAAGTTATTATTGTGGTAATCTATGGTTGTAGAACCAGAACCATCATTTCGGTACAAACGACTTGTGGTAGGTTCACCAACAGGATAGAATGTGCCCTCCGAGAATCCTAATGATGGGTTAGCACCGTTAACGGGAATGCCAGGAAACACTCCTATAATCATTGGGGCCTGTCCACTCATGCTATCGGAGAAGAAACCAAATGCATAATCTCCAACCAATGGTGCCGCAGCAGTCATTGTTGAGTTGGGAGAATTCATAGGCAACGCCCAAGGTAATCCTTCTGTTGGCAACTGTTGTTTATTGCCTGTATGCCAACCAAAAATACGAATTTGGCAACGACCTAAATTCAATGGGTCTACACGATTTTCTACAACACCCATCCACCAGATGAAGCCGTCTTTACCAATAAAATTTTGCATCATGCTTTTATAGCCTCCGTCCAATCAGGTGTCACATTGATAGATTGGAATTGACCTGTTGAACTATCTTTAGCAATTTCAATCATAGTTTGCATTTGGTCTGTTGT